CCTGGCTCGGCCATGCTTCATGGGCCGATGCCCGTAACCTTATCTCCTCCCTCCAACTCCAACCTCAATCCTCATGCTCAACATAAACACCCGTGCAGATCTCGACGCCATCGCCGGCACTCCTGCCCACTCCCTGGCCATCCGCCTTATCAACGGCACTCGGTCCGGCCCCGACTCCTCTCTGTCCCGCTTCGAGTTCTCCTCCGACGCGGACTTCGAGGCCTACGCAGCAGCAGCCGCTTGCCTCGTGGAGAAGCCGGCCTCCGCTCTGCCGCCTCCCGAGCCCACGCTCGCGGAGCAAAAGGTGAAGATCAAGTCCGACCTCGCCGCCCGGCGCTACGCCGTCGAGACTGGTGGCATCGAGGTCTCTGGCGCGCCCATCTCCACCGACCGACAAAGCCAGGCCATGATCGTCGGGGCTGTCGTGCAGCTCGGGGCCGATGAGACCGTGCAGTGGAAGGGCTCCGACGGAGTCTTCCGCGCTATCGACCGCACCGCCCTGTCTGCCGTCGCACGAGCAGTGAAGGACCATGTCCAGGCCTGCTTCGCCCGCGAAGCCGAGTTGTCCGGCCTGATCGACATCGCCGACTCGCCCGAGGATCTCGCCACGATACGGGAGGATTTCACGTCCTTCTGGCCGGCGTCTCCGGCTCTGTGATTTTTCCAGTCAAAACCATCAACCCATCATAATCCATGGCCCTGCCTACTAGCCCTATCGACGCCGCCAAGACCATCTTCGCCGGCCTATCTATCATCGAGTTTACTCCCACCGGAGGTGCTAAGCTCACCTTCGAGTCGCGCATGCTCGACCAGTCGCTCGACCAGGAGCAAAAACATCTCGAACAGCCTGACTCCGCAGGCGTCGTCCGCCGCATCCGCTCTGTGGCGACGAAACGCGAGGAATCGTTCAAGTTCGAGCTGCCCGAGGTCAAGCGCCTGCTCGATCTGTTCGGCGGAAAGCTCGCAGGCTCCATCGCTGGCGTCTGCACTCTCTGGCTTCCTGATCCGAGCGATGCTGCAGGCAAGGTCGCACTCAAGAGCGAAGTCGGCTTCGCCTGCACTGTCACCCGTGACGGGAACCTGAAGTTTGGAGACAACGACTTCTCCAAGGCCACGATCTCGATCATCTCGAACAAGAAGGGCGACATCAGCTGGACCGCTGACGTCGTCGCGTAAGCCATGAATCTCATCGCTTCCGCTGCCGTCGAGGTGGAATACCTCGACGGCACCAAGGAAACCCTCTCGCTCCGGCGTCTAACGATCCGCCAGCTCTACCACTATATCGTCCTGCTCGGTGGTCGCGACACTCCAGGGATGGTCGCCTTGTGCGCCGATCAATCCCTCGAATGGATCGATACCTTGACCGATAAGTCCATGGCTTCGCTCGCGGCACGCTGCTCGGCTGAAAATTTTCAGAGGGCGGTCGATCTGGCCTCTCAAGATCCGATCGCCGCAAGCAGCATGCTGCCCCTGTTCAAAGAAATGTCAGTCCTCATGCACGTCGCCTCGGCCTCTGGGATCACTGGGAACGCCTCATCGCCCGCGCCTGCTGCCTCGGCCTCTGCGGTGGAGACTGGGAGCGCTGCCTCGAGCTCACCCCAGGCCGGCTCGTAGCCCTGATCGAGGAAGCCGAACGCATCCGCGCTGAAGACCGACTGGCCATGCTCTCGGTGGTCAATAACGGCTTCGCCGGAGGCGACGGCTTCTCTCGTCTTCAGCGAGAACTGAAGGCCGCAATCAACACCTAGCCCTCATGGACCCCGTCACCATCACCCTGCTGCTCGCCAACAGCGGCGCTGTCGTAAATGGCCTGAAGACTGTCATGGGCAGCCTATCAGCCCTGGAGGCTTCCGGGGTCGCCGCCGCCCTCTCCTTCGAGGGCATGAATAAGGCCATTGAGGAGGGCTCTCGGCTCAAGAATCTCAGCATCCGCACGGGCGAAACCGTGCGCGAACTCGTCGCCCTCGAGCGCGCCTTCAGCAACGCGGGCATCGGTGCCGGCGGCCTGCCCATGGCCTTCTCGCGCCTGCAGCTCGCCCTGAGCGGGATCAACGAAGACGGCAACAAGACCGACGAGGCGTTTCAGAAGCTGGGGATTTCCGCGGCCCAGCTCATGCCTCTCTCGGGGTCGGAGCGCTTCCAGCTGTTGTCGGATGCCTTTGCCAAGGTGGGCAATGCGGCGGATCGCACCGCCCTCGCCGTCAAGCTGTTTGGCAAAAACGGCTCCGAGCTCATCCAGGTGTTGGGCAATGCCGGTGCGATCGAAGATGCCCGGAGAGAGACGGACGGTCTCGGTCGCGCCATGGAGCGCAATCACCAGGCGTTTTCCAGAGTAGGGGACCAGCTCTCTCTCTGGAAGGTCCGACTGCTCGAACTCGAGACGGCCGCCGCCGAACACGCGCTGCCGAAACTCGAAATGCTCGGCAAACTCTATGCGAGCATCAACCCGGCCGTTATCAATGGCACCGCCATCGGGCTCGGGGGTTTGCTGAGTGCGGGTGTGGCAAGTTCCTTCGCCAGCAAAGCGATCGAAGGACTCGAAAATGCTGCGACCAATCCACGGGCAAGCGCGGCAATGACGAAGATTGCCGGCGGGCTAAGCACAGCACTGTCTGCCGTGGTCGGACCTGGCCTAGCCGTAGCCGTGGCATCGGCCGTGGGTGGTGCCCTGATCTCAGCTTGGCAGACGTGGCAGAACACCATCAGTGATCGATCACTTGAAACAGGTGACCGGTCTGCCGCCATATCCAAACGTCTTCGGTCTGCTACGTCCAAGGAGGAGCTCGGCAGCATCATTCACGAGCAGCAAATGGATGTTGAGCGACTCAAAGCCGAAGTCGCCGAGCGGCGGACGTTCATCCCTGAATTGGACTTCACAGGGGTCAACAAGCGTGCCCTGGATATGGCGACCGCAAATCTGGATAACGCCCAGAAGCAGCTCTCTTTCATTTATCGCAAGGGGGAGGACATCATCGCGTCAAATGCCGTTCGCGCCAAAGAGGCCAAGGCCTCTGATTGGCTCACCGGGGACAAGGGGGCAAAAACCTTCGATTTTATCGCGTCCTCGCAATATAAAGCGCTCTCCCCCGAAGCACGGCGCGATGATCTGATGGCTAGGCAGAAGAACGCCAATTTGCAGTGGCATGAGTCACAGCAGTTGCTGGATAACAGCTCTACGGCGAAACAAGGCCGCGAGGCATATGCTAAGTACGAAAAGGAGCAGCTCCTTATCACCAAAGAGTTGACTGATGTGGAGGAGGAGATCTCGAAAGTGGAGGCACAGCGCTCTGCCAACCAGATCTCCCTACTGCAAGGAATGGCTGCCCTCGCAGATGCCAACCCGTGGATTTCACCCAAGGAAAGGAAGTCCATAAAGGCGGATCTCATCGCACAGGAGAACATCGAGCTTGATAAGCAGATCCGGCTGCTCCAGGAGCGCGACACGCTGAGCCCTGAGGAGCAAGGTCGCCTGGACGGCTACACCCAGAAGCGCGCCGGGAACACCTTCGCAACAGACTCCCTGTCCGAGACAAAAACCGCTGGATCTGCGCTGGGGAAATGGGCCCAAGGCATCGGCACCATCGGCCAACAGGTGGGCGGCGTCATGACGCAGACGGCCGAAACCATGCGCACCTCCATGGGAGCTGCTTTCAGCGACATGATCCTGAAGGGCACCTCGTTCAAGAACGCCATGAAGAGCTTCGGATTGGCAATCGCCCAAGGCTTCATCAACAGCGCAGCCCAGATGGTGGCAGACTGGATCATGCAGCACACCATCATGGCGGCCGTGAAGAAGTTCTTCGTCGCGGAAACCGTCGCGACTGAGTCAGTGGGGGCCGGAGCACGGACAGGCATCCGCGCCACTGAGACGGGCGTGCATGCCACGCTCGTCGCCACGCAGGTGGGCACGCACGCGACGGGCGAACAGACCAAAACCGCATGGACCTGGGTGCAATCCGTCGCGCGCAGCGCTGCTCGACTCGCGGAGACGATCTGGCATGGCATTCAAGCCGGTATCCGCACCGCCGCGCACATCGTGAGCGAAGTCGCCCAGACGGCCATCACCCTGGCCATGCTACCCGTCCGACTGGTCGCCATCAGCACAGAGACCATCGCGAAGGTCTTCTCGGCGGCCGCAGGTGCCTTGGCTGCCATGACGGCCATCCCGGTCATCGGTCCATTCCTCGGCCTCGCAGCCATGGGCCTCATCCTGGGCGCTGGCATGAAGCTGGCCAAGGGCTTCGCGGAAGGCGGCTTCACCGGAGAGGGGGGCAAGTACGAGACCGCAGGCATCGTCCACCGCGGCGAATATGTCATGCCTGCCGAGGTGGTTGCCCGCGTGGGCCGTGGCACCCTGGAAGGCATCCACCGAGGTACGCTCTCCGCATCGTCCATCGCCTCTTCCTCTTCCTCCAACGCCGGACCTGGCGCCGCCCGCGCGGGCGGTGTCACCGTGCTCGTTGACAATCGCCGCACTGCCGACGGTTTCCGGCGGGGCTCGACGATCGAGCCTCAGATCGTCGAGGTCACGCGCCGCAACCGCTATCGCATTTTCTCCGCCTGACCATGCCCATCCTGCACCAAGCAGCCTCGGGCGCAGTGCCCGAGTGCTACATCCTCAACCTGGCTCCCGACTGGAGCACGGCTCCCAAGCTGAGCTATGCGCTCAAGTCCGAGCAGTCGGAGGGGCTCACCGGCATCGAATACCGAGCCTCCGCCCACCATGGTCTGCGCCTCAAGCAGTCCTGGACCGCCACGCTCGACGCTGCCGAGGCTGCGCTCTGGCGCCAGACTCTGGCGGTGCTCGGCTCCGTGCGCGTCGCATGCCCGCTCTGGATCGACGCGTACTCCACGACCTGGCTGCACGCCCCGCAGTGGTCGCTCTCCTGGTCCGACGCCGGCGCCATGGCGGTCAATGTCGGAGCCGGTCCCTACACCTACCCCAACACAGCCCCGCTCCTCTTCGGCCGCTTGGTGGAACGGCCTGAGTTGATCCCTCTCGGCGGTGGTTTGTGGTCCCTCAGCCTCACGGTCCAGGAGGATTCCCCCTGGGAGTGCCGCATCGAGCCCGCCACCGGATCCACATCCACGTCGTTCATCTGGGAACCAGACTGGTCCGATCAGCTCTCCGATGTATCGCGCGACCAACTGCGCAAGGTCGAGCTCGGGCACGGCCGCCAGGACGGCATCGCCGGCGGCGACGGCACGCCTCGCTGGGGCGAAGAGGCCGGATTTACCCTCACCCGCGATGAGGCCGCGGAGCTCCTGCGGTTCTGGCGCGGACATCAGGGCTCGGTCGTTTCCTTCACCGTTCCAGCCTGGTGCCTGCCTGGTGATCCCACCACGCTTACGCCCGCCAACTACCAAGCCCGTTTCGACAAGGATCTCCTGGAGATCGAGTGCATCACCCCTGAGGTGATCGCGACCACGCTCAAGCTCTGGCAGGAGGTTTCACTCACAGGATCCCCTCCCCCTTCTCAATCGGGCAGCTCCAAGGCGCACCTCTATGTCTTTACTTGGTATGGCGGTTCGACCCATCGGCTCAGTTCCTGGGAGCACTCCTTGTCCTGGGGCGGCCATATCTTCACGCCAGCTCGCATCGCCCACGATCAGCTGCGGCAGACGGTCACCCCCCTCGGCGACGAGTGTGAGGTCTCGATCTTCGCTGATGAGCCGGGCAACCCACTGACCCCGATGCTCAGCGGCGACGCCGAGCGTCTGCTCTCAGTCGAAATCGCCCAGGTGTCCATCGCCGGCGATGGCAGCGTCACCGCCTACAACGAGCTCTTCACCGGCGCGGTGCGTTCCTGTGAGCTGAAGGAAGACAAGCTGGTCGGCCACGCTTCGAGTTTCGGAGGAGTCTTCAGCCGCAAACTGCCCCGCTTCTTCATCCAGAGGGGCTGCAACTACTGCCTTTTCTCGACCTGCTGCACGCTCTCGCAATCCGCCTGGGCCAAGACCGGCCCCATCTCGGGGATCGCCGGCAGCAACTGCGCCTTCACGCCTGGCTCGGCCCCCTCTGGGGACTACGCTCAAAAGTGGTTCGCTGGCGGCTGGCTCTCAGTCACTGGCTCCGATGGGCAGGAGCATCGCAGGGCCATCCTCGACTGCAGCGCATCGGGTGGCGTCTGGACCCTCGCCATGAACCGCTTCTTGCCGAGCTCGTGCTCGGGCCAGACGGCGACCGTCTATCCAGGCTGCGACGGCAACTATGCCACCTGCCGGGGCAAGTTCGCCAATGGCGATAACTTCGGTGGCCACCCTTACACCCCGGCCTTCATCTCCACATCGAGCGGCAACGGTCAGACCCCAGCAAAATGATTCCGTACTACCAGTCCCCGGACCGTCAATCCGCCTTCCTCACCGAAGCACGGCGCTGGATCGGGACGCCCTTCCGAGCTGGATCCGCCATCTGTGGCGAACACGGGGGAGTGGACTGCGTCGGCCTGGTCGCCGCGATCCATTCCGCATGTGGAGCCTGCAGCCTCTCCGAGCTGCCGCGTCGACCGCTGGACTGGCACCTGCACAATGACGCTAGCGCCATCCTGGAGTTTTTCCGAATGCCCGAGGTCCGCGCCAGGCTGGCCGGCATCGAGGAGGGGCGATCGAGACTCAATGGAGATCTGGTGGCAGTGCAGACTGGCCTCTGCGTGCATCATCTTGGGCTCTGGATCAGCGACGGCATCGGAGCCCATCTCCTGCATGTCCCCGTTGGATCGCGCGTGCAGCGCTGGTCGATGGACGACCCGATGCTGCGTGGCCGTATCGCCGGGATATGGCGCATCCTGGAGGCCACCGCATGAGCTTCACCCAGAACAACGACATACCGGGTGCCTCACCTGCCACCCCCGGCCGCCAGAACACCTACAAGGAGGCGGAGAGCGTGCCCTTCGGGAATGGGTATTTCCGAGTGGCACCCAAGTGGATCACGGATCGTTTCAACGACCACTGGTCCAACGGCAAGAACACCGGGCAGGCCTACTGCTCTGTCGCGGGCATCCTCTGCCATGGCCCCATCGACAAGGTGCGCGCGGTGTACGCGGGGGGCGAGGCGGTCGGGCTCTTCGATGTCACACGTCCGAGCGATCCTGCCGATCCCAACTACTACTGCTTCAGCGCCGAGTTTGGTGGCATCGACAAGGAGCTGATGTCCGCCACGCACCGTTTCACCATCTACTGGGGGCGCGAGGATCAGCCGGCGGACGCATGGCTCCAGGCCACGACTGGGCAACAGCACCCTCCCTACCGTGGGCAGGCCCTGGTCATCTTCCAGCGCATCCACTGCGGGCAGATCCAGGCAAATTCACAAAGCCGCCCACCCCTGCCCAACATCGAGTTCTCTGTTATTCGCCTGGTCTCTCCCTCAGTGCCCTCGGGACTGCGGCTGCCCGCCTCGGTCGGGGCCTCTCAGTTTCGGGGAGTCAATCTCATCTCTGGGCTCTGGGATATTCTCACCCACCAGCGAGGCGGACTCGGTCTCGGAGCTGACTTTCTCGATCAGGCCGACTGGCTCGCGAAGGCCGTCGCTTTGGAGATCGGGTCAAAGCCGGCGGCCGGGCTCTATGGTGACGGGGCCTATGTATCCCCGCTCCTGACGGGGGGCACAGAAGCCGAGAAGATCCTCACGGACGGTCTCTCCTACATCGACGGGATGCTCGCCATGGTCGACGGCAAGCTCCGCATCGACTGGTATCCAAACAACGGCACGGTGCCCTCCGAGCTGCCAGAGCTGAGCCAGCATGATCTCGTCGAGCCGCCACAGATCAAGACCTCCAGCCTCTGCGAATCTCCCTCCGTCATCGTCGTGGACTGTGTCGATGGAGACGGCTTCCCCTTCGATCTTACCGAGGCGGCTGAGACTGCCACCGTCCCCTTTGTCCGAGAGATCTCTGGCGATACCGTGGTGCAGAAGCTCGGGCGCCCCTGGTTCACCTCACGCTCAATCGCGTCCGCCTATGCCGCGCGCTATGCCTCCACCTCCACCGTCCCGGAAATGTCCGGCGACTTGGCTGTGCGCCTGGACAAGGCGGTGCGCGTGGATGGCAGTCCGCTCCGGGCTGGAGACATCTTCCGACTCAACTGGACCCCTGCTGGGCTCCTGGTCGTGGCACGCATCACCGAGCGGCTCGAAGAAGATTCCATCGTCAGGCTGCGCTGGGTCCGGGAGCGTGGAATGGCTGCCCTCCCCTATACGCCAGCCTCCGATCCTCGCCAGTCCTACGTCCTGCCTGATCCAGTCGTGCTCGGCGCGGATGACTGGACCATCGTCGAAGCTCCCGACGGTCTGAGCTCTGATCCTGCCGTCATCTGTCTTCCCAGGCGTTCCTCCGCCGCCCTGGTAGGGGTCCGCCTTTGGTTTGATGAGGACGGCGACTGGGCTACCGGAGCTTCGCTGCTCGGCTCTCAGGGCTACGCCGCCAGGCTGACTCTTTCCTCCTCCATCTCCGATTCGGTCGCCAGTCTCACAGCAGCTGGCACCGACATCGACGTCTCCGCAGTGCTCGGCAGCGGCGTGACCCACTCGGAGCAGACGGATGACACGCTCCTGGCATTGATTGGCTCGGAATGGGTGTCCCTGGGCTCCGTGGTCAGTGTCGGAGCAGGCACATACTCGATAGCCATCGAGCGCGGCCGCCTGCTGTCGTCACCCGCGACCCACGATGCTGGAGCTCTCATCTGGGTCACCCGACGGGATCGCATCACACTATGGACTCAGGCCGTATTCTCTCCTGAGGCCACTCGCTACTTCAAGATCCAGACCTACCACGCAGTCTCAGATTCCGCGATGTCCGCGGCCAAGGGCCTTACCCTGCGCGACAGGACTCCGGTTGCCCCCGGCGGTGTGTCGATCAAGGTGGGTACGGGAAAGCTGCTGCAGCTTAGCTGGTCTGCGGTTGTCACCGTGGGTGGGCCTACGTCGTATCAGATATGGAGATCCGGCACCAATGCTTCGGCCTCAGCGAGCAAGATCGCCCAGGTCACAGCCAACATCTTCCATGATGCGGATGTAGCCTTTGGCTCCACCTATTGGTATTGGCTCAAGTCCGTGGATGCTAGCGGCCGGGTGAGCGATTTCTCATCGGTCGCGAGTGCCAGCCCTGCCTATGTCCCTGCCATGCCCTCGAGCGGGAACCTCATCCAAAACGGCGGCGGCGAGGATGGCGTAGCCGGTTGGTTCGAGGACGTCGCCTCCGGCGCGGCTCAGTTCAAATCGGGATCCCGCGCGCTCTTTACCCATTCATGGATGACCTCGCATGCTTTCCCTGTCGTGCCTGGCCAGACCTATTCTGTCCGTTGGTGGCGCTACCGCACGGCGACCCATTCCTCCTCGACGTATACGATGATCCTCTCGTGCGCCACGTCGCCGGCGGCTGGCTTCGTTGGAAACGCTGAATACCAGACGATCGATTATGTCCACTGGGAGGTGGTGGGAGGTGGAGCGTGGGAGCTTGTAGAGGCGACTTGGACCTGCCCTGCGAATCGCTACTGGGCGTCGATCCGATTCCAACATCCCTACGATGGCGCAAACACCTACCATGTGGACGGTGTCGAGATCGCTCGAATCGTCACTGATGCGGATGTGGCAAAGGTAGCTCCATCTCAGCCTGCGGACCTCGCCTACGTCTCAGAATCAGCCTATACCTCGGGCGATGGCACGGTGCTTTCTAGCATCACACTCACGATTCCTGCCATGCCGGCTGGCGCGGCGCAGATGGGCCTGCTCTACACCACGAGCACATCACTGGAGTGGAAGCTCGCCGCCCTCGTCACCTATACTGCCGCGCAAAATCTGACCGTCGATGATTTAACCCCTGGCGTAACGTACTACTTCATTCTCCGGGCATGGTCCTTCGCAGGCGCATCTAGTCCGTATTCAAACACGCTCACGAGACAGGCTCCCAACAAGGCGACATCCTCCTCGATACCCACGAACATTGGAGCCAACGTCCCAGCCTACAGCGTGGCGCTGCCTTCATCGTGGGAGTGGCCCGGATTGACTCTCGCAACGACCATCGCCTGGACCGACCCTACCGACAAGGACTTCGTTGCGACAGAGTGGACGCTGGCCTATCCCCTAAGCCCTCCCTCGGAGTCCACGAGCGGGAAGCTAGTGCCTCGTGGAGTTCAGAAGGTCGACTATTACTTCGGCTTCGTTTCCCCCTCGTGGTGCATGATCTTCGTCCGCACGATAGATCGTAGCGGCAACAAGAGCGCATGGACGAGCACAGGCGTTTACGCATCCGATCACTGCCGCTCCGTTACTGCCGCCATGGCCAATCAGCTCTCGACTGCCGTGGTCGTATCTGGGGTGCAGACTGGGGCGGATGGGGCTTCGAGCGTCCAGAAGGTGCTCTGCCGATATCCACTCACGGCCATCCTGACAACCACAGGTGGCAGCCCTTCCGAGGCCCACTCAGTCAACATCGCCAACCGAGGCTTCAATACAGCCCCCGATACGTGCGCTGTGTCATTCGGATCGTCCAACGCCAATATGACCGTTTGGTACGATAAGGTGGGAAGTACCAGCACGTCGGCTGTGCTCGTTATGGCGACGCTCGACGGATCGAACCTCCCCGCAGGCTACGGGTATCGCCTGTCCCTCGTCTTCGAGGAGTACGACTAGGAAACACCACAACCACCGCCCCAACATGGCTCTTCAAAAAACAACCACTCTCGATTCGGGAGTTATCGTCTCATATTTCAGGATCACAGCGCTTCGCTGGGATCGCTCAACCAAGGAGGCTTCCGCCATCTTCTCTGCCTTCAAGGATGCCGATGCGTCTCAACAGGGGAAGGCTGCCGTTGTGCCTGTGTTTGCGAAGCTGCGGCTTGAGAATGCCGATTTCGACGCATACCTCCCCCCCTCGATTGAGAGTCCGATAGCGGCGATTTATTCAGCCGCGAAGGCCCAAGACATCATCTGCGATTTCGGGCCTGGATATTTCGTGGATGCTGTCGATGTTTGAGCCCCCTTCCGCGTCCTCCCCGCGCCACCCCCGCGGTACATCCGCGATGGCTTATTTTCACCCATTTCTTTTAGGCTCGCTTACCCTTTTCTAATTTCGCTGGGTTACAGCACTGCGCTGCGCTCCGAGCGAAGGCTGGCGGAGGAGGAGGGATTCGAACCCCCGGTAAGCAGAGC